AATTGGTTTATGGCACTAGAAAATCCTAACAACGCACAAGCAGGGTTAGTGTCAGTAGTAGTTGGCGCCGGCGCTGGTTGGTTTGCAATATATGTAAATGGCAAACCCTCTAAAGTAAAGAATAAAGAATAATGGCATTACCAGATACTAGATTTAATTTTAAAGGCGGCAAGAAAGAAGTTGCTGAGATAGTATCTGGTATAGGTCAAGCTATATTTTCACAAGTCAGAGGATCACTAGAAGCTGCTTCAAAAACAGTTGTGCCATCTATACAAACTATGGTGGCAGAGATAACAGAAGACTTATCTGCTGGCCCGATAGATAGATTTAACGAAGGATTAGAAAAGGTAGATAAATTAGTCAACAAGATGGGTGTTGATTTAAGTATGTACAGTAAGGACTTAAATAAATTCTTACAAGAGAGAACAGAGAGAGCTAAACAATCAGAAGAAACTATTAATCAATTAAGAACACAAAACATAGTGGCACAAGTAAATAAGTTTGGTGAAGTTTCTATATTGACACAAACAGAGATAGAAGACCAAAAGAAATTATTAAGAGAACAGAACGTAGAGATAAAAGATAGTCAAAAGATTATAGAAAAGTATTCCAAAATACAACAAAAAGGTGGCGACCTAACAGCAGAACAAAGTGCAGAGTTAGTAAATGCAAACAAAAAAGTAATTGAAACTACAGAGAAAAGAACTAAAACCCTTGAAACATTAAATTTACAAGAGCAAGATGACACAAGATCATTTAGAGAAAAGTTTGATGACACGATAGACACATACGTGCCAGATGGGTTAAGAGACATAGGATCAGCATTTACAGAAGGCTTGACTGCACCATTTACTGCTATCAAAGATTTAGGTATGATGTTTGGTAACATGTTAAAACCATTGAAGATGTTACCTAAATTATTAAAAGGATTTACAGTGGGTTTACTTGGCGCACTTGCGGCTATGATACCATATTTACTTATTGCTGCTGCGATAGTTGTAGGATTGATTGCTCTTAAAAAAGGCTTTGATTTAGTTGATTGCTGATGGTTTTAAAACTATATTTACAAAAATACAAAACTTCTTTATAGATGCTATCAATGGTGTAATAGGTCTTGTAAATAAAATTCCAGGGATAGAGATAGAGAAAATTGAGAGAAAAGAATTACCAGGTGAAGCTGATATGACACCTGGCGAACAAGACGCTGCCTTTGCTGCTGGTAATTTAGATAACACAAGTGTTGCTGAAGCACAAGACAATGCTTTTGTTTTACCACCACCAACAGCAGATAACGGTATGACATTTATGGAAAGAATGAAATCTAGTCCTGTAAATAATGATTATCTACCAATAACATCTAATCCATCATCAAACAGTAATGCTATTATAGACAACTCGGTTAAGACTGTTAATCAAAACAATACTACTCAAAGTATGGGTATCAGTTCTAGGAATGATGATGTTACTATTAGATTAAGTGACGCAATGGCCTAATAAGGACCTAAATCTTTTTCTGTTACTATTTTAAACTTAGCATTATTATCATCAGCATATTTTACTGCTGCTTGCCATTTGGCTCTATTCTTAATATACTCAAAACTATCACGCATGAATGCTCTTGTTTTCTTTTTAGGAGGCTTCGGTGGTTTACATTGACGAGACGGTTTAATCTCAACCAGTATCTTATCACCTTTACTAGTCCTAACTATGAAGTCAGGATAGTATCTATGGTATTTCTTTGTTATAGGATTGTAATATCTTATCGCTAATTCTTCACTAGCCCAATAGGTAACATCAGGATTATTGTCAATTTGTAGCATAAACTTCTTCTCTAATAAAGAACGATATACTATTCTATTGACATCACCTACATATTTCTTTGGGTTCGTAGGGCGATATAAACCTTTGTAAGACTTCCTCATTTTGTTATAAATATACTCATAAGGATATTTAGATGAGTTTTACAAACAAAGTTTCAAACATAATTAAACAAAAAGTAGCCAGTAACTTATTAAGTGGTTTTACTAATAAGATCGCCGCCTTTGGACAACCAAAGAAACTAGCGGCTAAACTAGCGAATAAATCACCACTAGACTTATCAAAAAGTCCTGTGGCACACATGGGGCCAGAGGCTAATCCATATTCATATGGTAGTCTATATTACCCACAAGAGACAGCGCAACTAGGCGAAGGTCATTACATCATATTTGACATTATAGAAAATTCAGATACACGTTATGGTGGTACTGGTATGGACGGCGATATGAGAAGTGTGTATCCAGAGTCATTGGGAACAGTAGGTGAGGGAAGATTGACAAACCAAGAACGTGGTAAGAGACTACAGAAACAAGGATTTCAAGTATCAGATAAGATATTAAGAAAACAATCATCAGGTATGGACACAAAGACAAACGCATACCAAGATAGAATCGCAGACAGTATAATATTATATACACCATCAACAGGAACTAAATTTGATTATAAAGTTGGTTATGGAAATGTTGATACAGGTATCGCTGGTCAAGTGGCTGGTCTTATGGACTTAAAAGGTTTAGTAGGAAAACTGGGTGATATAGGTCAGACATTTATAGAAGGTGTTACAAAGGCGGCGATTGAAATAGCGTTACCAGGATTTGGTGGCGCATTAGATAAAGGTCTAGGTAGATCAATCAATCCAAACGCAGAACTAGTATTTGAAAGAGTACCATTTAGAACATTTAACTATCCGTTTGAGTTTTCTCCAAAGAATGAGAAAGAGAAAGAAGATATACAAAAGATTTTATCTATGTTTAAATTTCACATGATGCCCGAGAAGGCTGGACAAGGTTATCTAACGGCACCAGCACAATTTCAAATTACATACATGTATAGAGATGGCGCCAACATGTATATACCAAAGATCAGTAGATGTGCATTGACAGACATGACAATAGATTACTCACCAGAAGGTGTGTTCACCACATTTAAAGGTGATGAGAAAGGTGCTGCGCCAGTATTAACTAAACTTGATCTAACATTTACAGAGATGGAAATAATGACAAAAGAAACAATAGCGATAGGTCACTAATATGTATTTTAGAAAAATAGAAAAAGGTTTTTACGATTTAAAAGGCGATGGTAACCAAAAGATAGTTGTCGATCTTATGACACGTGTTAAGGTCAGAGAGAAAGTCTTAAACGAAATCAGTTTATATGACAAGTATGATGTTCCAAGTGGAGAGAGACCTGAAGACACAGCGTTTAAACATTTTGGTTCCGCTGAATACCATTGGGTTGTGTTATTGACAAACAATATCACAGACGCTTATTATGACTGGCCAATGAGTGAACAAAACTTTGAGACATTTTTAAAAGAGAAATATACTAATCCAGAAGGTATACATCACTATGAACTATCACAATCAAGTGGTAAAACAAAAGGAAATGGTCCAGATGATTACTCGTATCTAATAGAGGTGAACAGTGACGCTACGGGGGCGCTAAGTGTCTCTAATAGAGAGTTTGAACAAAGACTACAAGACAAAAGAAGATCAATCAATTTACTTAACCCATCATATTTAAATACGTTTATAGAAGAATTTGATAAACTAGTGAGGAATTAATGCCTACAAAAGTAGATAGACCAGGCGCTTTTGAATTAAGCGATGTCATATTAATATCATACAGATCATTTGATGGATCAGACACACCAAAACGATTATCAATTAGAAGTTTAGTCCAAGAGATCAGTATATACGAAAGTTTAGATGGTAAGTTTTTATCTGGTGACATGACGTTATTGGATGCGACTAACGCCATACAGACATTACCTATTACAGGATTTGAACGAGTAGAGTTTTTCTTTAGAACACCAGGAACAGATAAAGGATTTGACTTCTCTGTTAAGTCAGGTCACCCTATGTTTGTTTACGCTTTAAAGAACAGAAATGGCGTCAATCCTAGATCACAAATATACACATTAAAGTTTATATCACAAGAGGCGATTCGTAATCATCAAACAAGAGTATCACAAGCGTTTAAAGGAAACATTGACCAGATGATCACAGACATCTGTTATAATCATCTAAAGACAAAGAAAGATTTAATGGTAGAAGAAACAAAGAGTAATCACAAGTTTGTTATACCAAGATTAAAACCAACACAGGCGATAGAGAATTTAAGAAAGAACGCACAATCATTACACTATGAGAACAGTGGATTTCTATTCTTTGAGAATGGGGATGGATTTAATTTTAAATCATACGAGGGACTATTCTGTAAGAAGAATGGATCGCCACGAAAAGTCAAGGCGCATTACTCACCAAAGATTAAGAACATTGGCGAAGACCCTGTCTATGCGTTACAATCAGTAGAGAACTATAAAATATTACAACAATTCGACACATTGAACAACACAGCGAATGGCGTTTACGCAAGTCGATTAATCACACATGATCTATACAACAAGACGTTTAGTGAATCAGACTTTGATTACAATAAAGAATATAATAAACAAAATCATTTAGAACAAGACGACAATGGCGATAAAAGAAGTGACAATGGTATACTCCCATTATTTAACTTTGACAATGGACAAACGTTTGGAAATAAGAACGAGGGTATTATATACTATCAATCAGAGACAAGTAAAGTCCATGACACACATGAACTTCCGAATAGTATAAACATATTACAAAAGAGAGTATCACAACACATAGCGGCGAATAGTCTAATGATAGAAATAGTAGCGCCAGGAACAACAGAATTAAGAGTGGGCGATATAGTCAATTTCGATTTACCCAAGTATGCGCCAAACAGTAAAAATGACGTAAAAGACAATGACAAATATCTATCTGGTCGTTATTTGATAAGTGCGGCGAGACACCATGTTTCAACGTTGAATAAGAGACACACACTGGCGTTAGAGTTAATTAAAGATAGTTTTAACGTATCACTCCCACAAGAGAATTTAGAACTCTTTACTAATAATGAAGCGCAAGACGGAAGTCCTTATAAAACTTCGGCTATTGACGATTTACAAGTATAATAGGGAGAAACGCAGAAGAGTCGCTAAATTTTTGATGGTGGCCGATGATGATAGGTGGCTATGAGAAAACATACTCTCATGGTAAATGTAAGAATAAATACAAATAAAAGAGAATGAATAATGAATATTAAAGAAAGAATTAAGACAATCATAGATGACTACTCCACAGCGAATGATGAGGCTCGTGAAAGGAATCATATTCTAAGGTTCTTCAAAGGACCCAACGAGACCGCCGAAAGCCCTTGGAATTACGTAAAAGACCCTTTTTTACTTAAAGTTAAAGGCCATCTTGCGACTCTTAATAGTCTTATACATAGAATTAAACAATAAGCGCCACCTTGCGTATGGGTATTTTAAATGCTTCTATATAGCGCATGGTGACCGAATTAAAACAAGAGGCATATCGGTAAAAATAAAATGATGAATGACAAATTTTTAGGACACAACGGCTTTCTGTGGTTCTCTGGTGTAGTAGAAGATAGGAACGATCCAAACAAAGTAGGCAGAGTAAGAGTAAGAGCACTCGGACATCATACGTCTAACAAAACAATATTGCCTACAGCCGATCTACCTTGGGCGCACACTATGCTTCCCTCTACGTCAGCTGGTATATCCGGATTGGGTCAGAGTGCCACTGGACTAGTCGAAGGCTCTTGGGTTCTTGGCTACTTTAGAGATGGGAATGAAAGACAAGAGATGATTGTCCTTGGAACATTACCAGGCAGGCCATCGGAGTTGTCACAGGCAGGAGGCTTCTATGATCCAAATGGTATCTATCCAAAGTATCGTAATGAGCCTGATACTAATAGACTTGCTGTGAATGATGAGGACAAACCACATTTGGCTAATACATTACGTATCGCTACAAGAATTACCGGAATAGCCACAGCCGACTTCAATGCTTTTGCCAACGCTGATGGCTCTCCAGTCATAGCAAGTGATGGCGACACATTTGACCAGCCGGCGATCCCATACAACGCTGAGTATCCATACAACAATGTATATGAAAGTGAGAGTGGTCACATAAGAGAAATTGATGACACTAGCGGCGCAGAGCGAATACATGAGCGCCACCGAACCGGAACTTCGTATGAGATAGACGCCAATGGCAATAAGGTAGAGATAATCAAAGGGGAATCCTATAGACTATTAAGTAACAAAGAACAAGTTCAGATCACCGGCAACTCAGACATTACAATAGATGGAAGACATAAGTTGTATATTAACAAGAGTAATACGTTAAACAATCACTATGATATACAGATAGGCGCCGGCGCCTCCATTAATATACAAGTAGACTCAGGTGATGTAAATATACACACTATACAAGGAAAGATTAATATGAACGCCGGCGGTGATTACAACTTAAAGGTAGGCGGCAACTATACCGTTGAAGTAGCCGGCAATACGTTAGAAACAATAGAAGGAACAAAGACTTCCAATACCACTGGCGCCGTTACACACAGAGGCTCTACGATAGATTTAAACCCTTAGATTGCTCATATATAAATGCGCACTATGTAAAGCTAGCAAGCAAAGTTAATCTATAAATGTAATAACAACTTTAAGGCAACTGTTGAGACTAATTTTTTTTCGACTATGACGGCGGCCCTCTAAAGATGGCACTAAAACCTAGTCTTTAAAGGGAAATTTTTTTTCGAGTATTTTTTGTGTTCTATATAAATGAGCCATCCACACATACAATGGATAAGGAAGATTGATATTATAACAAGTCTTTCCTTTTACACATATCATAGAGCCATACAGTTTACCACTTATATAACTAAACCCTACACAATGTTTAAGTAGATATTTTCTTATTTTATTCATACTATCATTATAACACATTTATGACTCTTTGTCAAGTTTTCTATTCTTATACATATCCATGTTGAATGGTCACAGGGATCCATAGAGTCTATATAAAGAATAGCCGGAGACTACTACGTAAACTAGATAGCGAGCCCTTAAAGAGCCAGCTGCCAGCGACTCGAAAAAATAGCGAGTTATTCCCTTGACTTTCTCTAAATAGTATAGTATAAAGGAAACAATGAGTAAACAGTTTATAAACGAAATTAAAAGAGCCACTAACGCAGTTCAAATAAAAGAAGATAAAAAGGCAAGAAGTGTGGATATACTTGTCTATATGCAAACTACGAAAGATAGAAATACTGCATATGATAAACTTATAAAGTATTTTAAAAGCAAGAAAGTTAAGTATAGTGAGAAATCATCAAGCAAGTCTTCTCTAGGTGTTTTAAATGTCGATGGTTATGATGGCGACATTATCTTTAAGCCATTGAAACGTAAAGGGTCTGGTGGAGAGGCTTTTGAGGTTCAATTGGTTGATGATCTAAACGCATACTTTGGAGGTGAAACTTTAGGCAATTTGGAACATAATGATACCATTGCGTTAATTAAGAAAGTCACTGGATTAAGATTATCAAAAGGATTAGAGGCAAAAGGGTTAGGAAAACAAAATGCTAGAAGAACCCCAGCATTTAATGGTAATCAATTTACAGTGACAAATAATGGTCCAGGAGTTCCTGTTGATGTTCAGATACTAAAGAATGGAACAGTATTATATAATGCATCTCTTAAATTTACTGGCGCATTCTACATCTATCAAGGAACAGTAGATCACTTCTTTAAGAACCCTGCTACTATGAAAAATATAAATGAATTTTTTGGATTTGATGGTACACAAATGGGAAAGGGTTTCGGTAAAGAATATTTTGTCATTACAGATGAACGTAAACCAAGTAAAGTAAAAGCCAATCTAGCAAGTATCATTGCACAAGGATTAGGAGATACTATGTTACTTGTAAATAAAGTTTCTAAAGGTCGTAATTATGTTCACTTCGTAAGAGGTAAAAATCACAAAGTCACAATAGGCAATATTAGTGATGATGTATATACGTATCCTGTAAAAGGTAAAAGAAAGTATGCGAATATAAAAGTTGATGCTAATGTCAATGGTGACCCTTATCAAGTAGAATTTCAATTTAGAGGTACAACACCATCAGACACAGGTCCAAGATATATGAGAGTAAACTTGAAACACAGATAATACTAAATAAAAGTAAACTCTGTGAATAACAAACGAAGCGAATACAATTCATACCAACCCAACTCACCACTCACTATCTATTTCCGTAAGCTAATTGAGAAACAACCTGAAGACGAAAAGAAAATTGTTAAAGTTTTGTTAAAGTCTAAAAGGAAGAGTTAAATACTATTATGGAAAAACAATTCAAACAACTTTCAAAAAAGGTAAAACAAATGGAATTAGGTAATCCCGTTATAACAACACTAGTCGGCTTAGTCATATTTTATATAGGACTAAAAATGTTTTCAGGTGGAAT